CTACAAGCAAACACACCTTTCATTTTCGGATGGGTGGGAGCTGTGGAGTACAGCCTGAGTTCTTTATTGAAGGCAACAAGCGCATTTTAGAAAAGTTTGACGGTAAATTGCCTTGGATCATTACATGAGCCAGTTTAATCTTCAAAACTTTTACCATTTTTGTAGGCAGCTCAAAATTGAAACCAAAGAGCAAGGCTTACGCAAATTAGATAACCTCATGGGTTCGCAAACCTATGTCATGAATGAGATGGCTAAAGGCTTGGCGGATGGTGTCCATTTCTTTGTCATCCTGAAAGGAAGGCAACTTGGAATCACCACTATTTCACTCGCACTCGATCTCTACTGGCACTTCACACACCCAGGGCTTCAGGGAACACTTACAACGGATACGGAAGAAAACCGAGATATGTTCCGATCAACCCTTGCTATGTATATGGATGGTTTGCCCAAGGAGTATAAGATCCCGATCCTTACTCACAACCGAAATGCTCTTGCCCTCAAGAACCGCAGCCGTCTGTTTTATCAAGTCGCTGGGCTTAGAGCTAAAGGAAGTCTGGGTCGTGGTAAGGGTATTACATTCCTACACGGAACTGAAACATCCTCGTGGGGGGATGAAGAAGGACTAGCTTCCCTGTTAGCCTCCCTTGCAGAAACCAACCCTGATCGCCTGTACACCTTTGAATCTACAGCTCGTGGCTTTAATATGTTTCACGATATGTACACCACTGCTAAACGGGCTAGAACCCAACGGGCAATTTTCTGTGGCTGGTGGCGTAATGAGATGTATAGCCTAGATCCTGAAGGTCAAACCTACAAAGTGTACTGGGATGGCAAGCTCACGGGTGAAGAAAAGGAATGGGTCAGGGATATTAAGAAGCTCTACGGGGTAGAGATCAATTCTCGCCAGATCGCTTGGTGGCGTTGGAAGTTGTACGAAGGGATTAAAGATGATAGCCTGATGTATCAGGAGTTCCCACCCACCGAGGACTATGCCTTTGTGATGACGGGAACATCATTCTTTTCTAACGCAAGGTGTACTGATGCCGTTAAAAAACTCAAGAAAGTTAAGTGTGACTATTACCGCTACAGCTTTGGTGTTAACTTCCAAGATACGGAAGTGCTTAAATCTACAGAACGCCTTGCCACGCTCAAGATTTGGGAAGAACCTGTGGATACTGCTTATTATGTTATCGGAGCTGATCCTGCTTACGGTTCTTCTGACTGGGCTGACAGATTTTGCATCCAAGTATTACGGGTTTATGCTGACGGTCTTGAACAAGTAGCCTCTTTTGCTACTAGCGAATTAAACACTTATCAGTTCGCTTGGGTGATCTCTCACTTAGCGGGAGCGTATAAGAACTCCACACTAAATTTAGAGATCAATGGTCCAGGTCAGGCGGTCATCAATGAGCTGAGAAACCTCAAGCGCCAAGCTGCTGCGATGGGTACAGCTTTAGGCAAGGACCTCATGGATGTGTACGGTAATATGCAGAACTACATTTGGCGTAGGAACGACACCCTTGGTGGCATGAGTAACTCTATTGGCTGGATGACCACAGCAGCCACTAAAGAGCGTATGCTCACCTACATGAAGGATTACTTCGAGAGAGGTATGCTTGACATCTGGGATATGGACACCATTGAAGAAATGAAAACCACTATTCGTGACGGAGGATCAATTGAAGCCTCTGGTCGCAACAAGGATGATAGGGTTATTGCTACTGCCCTTGCTTGTGCAGCCTTTGCCGAACAGGTGCAGCCCAGGCTTATTGCGCAGAAGATTACCAGACAAGTTTCTAGGGTACAGGATGACTTTACAGCAGAGCAACTCACAGTCGGAAGAAATGTAAGCGATTACTTAAAGAAAATTGGGGTTTATGGACAAAGTTAAAAATTCTTTGCCTAGATCTGAATTAAGACGGGTAATGAAGCGTTTTCTACAAGACAAGAACAGGGGAATCTCTATGCCCTTGTTTGCGGATCTAGCTGGCATCTCTTTATCGCATTTAAAGGATGTTTTCTTGTATGAAACCGAACCCCTCACAGAATATGTCCAAAGACGAGTATCAAAAGCCTACACAGAATGGAAAGATGGCGAAGTAGCCATTATGCAAAACCGTGATAACACTCGATTTGTCCAATATCGAAAAGAAGCACGCCCAACATTAGAAAGAACTACGGGATTGCAATTGGTTAATGGAGAGATTAAGATTAAGCTAGGGATTACCAATAGGTATGATTATTCTGATTTAACACTTGACGAACAATTGAAGGGGAGATAACAATGGCGGTAGTAAATGATTACAAGTGTCCAAAACATGGGTACTTTGAAGCCCGTAAATCACAATGTCCAATGAAGGATTGCCATGAACAAGTTATGGTCGTATTTTTGCAAGCTCCGAGCCTCATGGGTGCTAAAACCAAGGCAGCAGATAAAAACCTCAAGCAACTCGCTATGGAATTTGGAATGTCAAACATCAAATCCACAAGAGAAGGCGAGCACCAAGAAAACTTCCTTACCAAGAAAAACAAGTTTACCGAAAAAGAATACGAGCAAGCTGAAAAATACGCTACCCGTAAAAGAGGTGTCAACAAAGACAAAATCAAACAAACCCCTGCCCCAGAAGCCCAAAGGGAAGCCCGCCCAGGGGATGCAGCGGTCTGGGGTGGCGGTGCGCAAGGCATGAATATGCAATCTATTTTGTCAGGTCGTTTCTCTCAACCTGTCGGACCATCATTAGGCAAAGAAGCGGAAGCCACTGGTTTTTCACCAAGCCAAGCAGGAATTAAATCTGGTCCAGTAATAGATCCTAGAGCTACAATGAGAGATCCACAAAACTTACAGATTAAAAAATGAAAATTCCAAATGGAGAAAGTCGTGAGGATTTTTACTTAGACATCATCAATAAGTGTATGGTGTCTAAAGAAGAAAGAAGGGGTGACTACACGACACTCCGAGCTTATTATCTTTTTGGAGCTGGACCTGAATCGCCTCCTGCGTATTTCAATAAAATACACCCACACCTAGATCAGCTTACTAGCTTTTTGTATTCTGCTGAAACAACTAGGTTCTCAATTGCCCTTGGCGCATCAGCACCAGTTAACGAACACCGTAAAACACCCGCATTAACTCAAGCATTAAATGATGAGTGGCTTAATTCTAATGCCGACCAAGTGTTTTCTACCGCATTAACATGGGCTTTGGTGTACAACACTACCTTTGTTAAGTTGGTTTACAACAACGGTATTCATCCGTACATGATTGAACCTTCTGCTATTGGCGTTTTGCGGGAGGACACACCCTATACAGACAGGCAAGAAGCCATTGTACAAACTTACTACATTACCAAGTCGGAGCTATATGCCCGTCTGTATTCACATCCCAAGCGGGAATCTATAGTTTCAAGGCTTTCGACAGGTACAAAAGTATCTGAATCGGACATTCCAGAGGCTGTAAACCGTATTGTAATGAGCCAAACCAATCCTACCATCTACGGTAATGTGAATATGGACTTGTACGGCATGAACCGTTACAAGGCTAGAGTAGCTGAAGATACCGTTGAGATGACTGAATTGTGGTGTTGGAACGATGACACTGAGGATTATCAGGTAGTTACGATGGCAGCTCCTAATGTCATTATTTATGACAGACCTGGCGCATCCTTATTCTTAAAGGGTGAGTGTCCTTTCATTCAGATTGCTCCTAACCCTTTATACGATTATTTCTGGGGTGCATCTGAAGTACAACAATTATTGTTGCTTCAAGAACTTCGCAATACCCGTATGACTGAAATATTGGACTTGTTATCTAAGCAAGTAAACCCACCAACAGCGTTGACGGGCTTTACTGGCATCTTAGATGAGAAAAACTTTGCTCTTAACCGAGCTGGCGGTCTTTTGTCTAGTGATATGCCTAATGCAAAGGCAGATCGCCTTGCACCGAATATGCCACCTGATTTATTTGAGGTTATTCACGAAATTGATAATATGTTTGCCGAAGTATCGGGAATATCCAATGTGTTATCAGGAAAAGGTGAATCTGGGGTTCGTTCACAAGGTCATGCAAGCCAATTAGCAAGACTTGGTTCTTCAAGAGCTAAAAAGCGTGCATTGATTGTGGAAGATAGCTTGGAAAAGGTAGCTACGCTGTACCTTAAGCTCATGCAAGTATATGACAACACCCATTTTAGGGATACGGAAGATGTACCGTTTATTCCAGAGCAATTTACTAAGGATTATGTAGTTAAGGTTGATGCGCATAGCAATAGCCCAATCTTTACAGAGGATCTAAAAACCCTTGCATTTAATCTGTTTAAAGCTCAAGCTATTGATAAAGAATCATTACTTGACTTATTAGAACCACCGATGAAACAATTGTTAAAAGATAAACTCAAGCGTAAAGAAAAAGAGCAAGCTGAAAATCCTGAAAAGAAACAGCAAGCTCCAGCTCCTAAAGGCAAGAAAGAACCAGAGGTAGGCTAATGGCAACTAAAAATGTACAACCAAAGGCAGATCAGCCAAGGGTGACAACAGAATCTCTAAAAAGAGGTGAGAAACCTGCGAATTTGCAGTATCGTGTACAAGGTGTAAAAAGTTTAGATAGATCTGCTAAAACAAGGGATCTAGGTCGTTCAGTTAGGGGATAAGCTAATTGGAGAGATACCATGCGTAAAAGTTACAAGAAATCCCGCAAGTCAAGGCGGTAACAGTTTCTCCTTCACGGGAAAAAGGGTTGTGGCTGCCTTACCCTTAAAATAGGTGACCGTATGCTTAAGGAGATAATCTCATGGCACGCAAATCACGCAAAGGTCGTAAAGCTCGCAAATAATCGGATGAGGGCTAAAACCCTCTAAAGATTATTTCGGTCAGACCGAATACCCTCCCTGGGGGGAGGGAAGCAAAATATATCCCCCCACTTGACTTTCAATAGATTAAGATTACGATACGAAGTAAATTGATAGGGAAAATTTATGGGCGTACCATCAGAACAACTAATGCAAATGATTAAATCTCAGAAAGATGGAGCTACTCCTTCTGGGATTCCACCAGCGCCTGAAGGCGTAACGGGGATGTCCGACACTTCAGCTCCACCAATGGCTTCACCAATGTCCACTCCAGAACCTAAGATGGGTAATCGTGAAGCTGGACTAATTAACATTTCAATGGCTATGGATTTGCTTGAGCAGGTCCTTCCAGCTTTTGGAAGCGAATCACCTGAAGGACAAAAAGTTCTTGGCGCTATTCGTACATTGACTGGCTTAATTGGTGCTAAGAAAGCTAAAACCAATGAATTGCAACCTACTGAGATCATGCAGATGTTGCAGACATTACCTCAAGCTGGTGGAGCAACGGCTGAAGGCAAAGCAATGCAAGCAGCTCCGAAAATCCCAGGTATGTCACCTGGCGGTATGCCACCTCCTGGTGGTATGCCTCCTCCTCCTCCTGGTGGCGGTATGCCAGGTGGTATGCCTTCCGCAACTCCACAAATGTAAGGAATCATTATGGAACTCTTTAAACCTCGTGGCGCTTCAATGCCACGCAGACCTACTGACAATAATCAGAAAAATGGTCAAGTTATCAATACTCCACGCTACTCAGAGTTTGGTGGCTTAACTTCTGCACCTAAAGCTGGCTACAAGAACATGATGTCTATGTCTAAGCCAGGCGATACCAAAAAAGTCATCTAACGAATAAGGGGATAAGAGATGAGTTTAGAAGATATGTCTTTAGAACAGCGTGATGAATTGGCTATGTTGGCAAAGCAGTTAGCTGACAATCCTGCAACACGCAAAGAATTTTTACGCATGACTAAACAGGTCAAGCCTGAATTGTCCATACCTGAACTTGATATTGAGGACTACACCAATAAAAAGGTGACCGCAGCAGAAGAACGGGTTATGGGTTTAGAGGCTAAATTGCGTGAGCGTGATGCTAGAGAAGAACTCGACAAGCGCAGAGCAAGATTAAATCGCCCTGCAAATGAAATTGACCAAATCGAAAAGCTAATGCTCGACAAAGGCATGACCAATCACGAAACAGCAGCAGAGTATTTTGATTGGATGCGCCAAGCAGCAGAACCAACTCCTAACTCAGCAATGGGTTATAGCTCTAGCGCCCTTAATAAGTTTGACCTTTCTAAGTATTGGAAAAACCCACAAATGGGTGCAAGAGATGAAGCAGCACAAGCTCTAAAGGACTTGCGTAAAAACACAAGACCAATAGGTATTTAAACAGCAGTAAATGGGGATATTTACTTTTAACGGAGAATTATTATGCCAATAGGTGGCGGAATAG